CGTGCTCCTTCCTTCCGGTTCTTCTTGACGGCGCTCTCGATGGTGCGCTCGATCTTGGCCTGGTCAGCGCCCGTGCCCGGCTGCCGCTCCTCGCGGGCCAGCAGGACGGCGCGGGCCAGGAACGAGGCCTCCCAGTACTCGCGGTGGAAGGGGTGCTCGCCGCGGCCGTAGTAGTCGCGGAACTCGACTTCCTTGCGCAGCACCTCCAGGCACGCGGCCACGGTCTCGATCGGGTCGTGGTCGCACCGGAACGTCTCGTCCGGGCGCAGCCGCTTGACGAACCTGGCCTCGTCGCGGGCGGCCCTGGCGGCCTCGCGCTCGGCGCGGGTGCGCTCCTGCTCGACCTGGCCCAGGGTCATCGACTTCTGCTCGACCGGGGCGCTCGCGAAGCAGACGCTGCACAGCGCCGGGCCCAGCGTGGCCACGGCCTCATCGACGGTCAGGCCGGACATGTCGGGCCGCCAGGCCATCGGGGTGTCGAAGCGGACGGTCGGGCAGCCGCGGTAGCTGTCGTGGATGTGCCCGTCGCGGTTGGTGCAGGGGAAGAACCGCTGCCACCGGTTCCCCGGGCGGGCGTAGATGGCCTCCATCTCGTGGACGGCCAGCGCGGCGCTGGTCAGCGCGGCGTCGGCTTCGAGCTGCTTGACCAGCAGGTCGCCTGCGGTCTGGCGGAAGCCCATGCTGGCAGGGAGCGGCTCGCCGGCGATGGCCATCTGGCGGACGGTCTGCTCGACCTCGGCCAGGGTGCGACGCCAGAGGTGGCGTTTGCCGATCCACTCGCGGCGGTCGCCGGCGGCGGTGTGGAACTCGTTGCGGACGCGCTCGCGCCCGGCGGTGGCCTTCTCCCAGGCCTCGTACGCCAGGGCCAGCCTGGCGTCGAACGCCTGCGGGTCGGCGGCCAGCTGCTCGTCGGTGACGGTCGGCTCGGTGCTCACTGCCTGCTCCTCGGTGCGTGTGCTCATACACTGAGGATATCAATAAACCTTGATAATGGCAAATCAGGATCACAGGTAGGGCGGCCAGCGGCGGTACATCATCCAGGAGTACGGGCTCCCCCGGTCCAGCAGGAAGTTATCGTCCAGCTCCGACAGCCACCCGTCCTGGCGCGGGCGCTTGTGCCGGGGCTCGTGCGGCGGCTTCCGGGCCCGGTGCCGGGCGGCGTCGCGGACGGTGGTGCTACCCGGGTCACGCTCGCTCAGCCGCCGCGCCATGATGGCCCGCAGCCGGGCCTGGTACCGGGGCCCGGCCAGCGCGCACCACAGCGGGACGAGGACCTCCCGGACCTTCAGCTGCCCGGCCGGCCGGTTCTCCAGCGCTATCCGGAGGATCAGCAGTGCGCAGCCGATGGCTAGCGTGATCACGGCGGACAGCCACAGGATCAGCAGCACGAGCGCTTCAGTGTCGGTCATCAGATCGCTTCTCTCTCGCCCTTGCGGAACGAGGCCTGCCTGGACATGGGGAACAGCGGATCATTATCCCCGCTGACTGCCCGTTCGCTGAAGCCCACCGGCAGCTCGATGCCGGGCCGCATGCACCACATCCAGTACTGGTTAGCCGTGTCGACGGTGCGCCTCCGGCCCGGGTACAGCTCGAAGGCCTCGATCTCGGGCCCGGCGATCTCGTTCTTGATCCGCTGGAAGTCGCGCCAGCTGTGCACGGGCTTGCGGTCGATCCGCCGGATGGACAGCGACATGACGTCCGGCTGGCCGGTCGGGAAGCGCCGGACGGTGACCACGTAGTGGTTGTTGAGCCAGACCTCGCCGGCGGTCGCCAGCGTCTCGGCGACGTCGGGATTCCGCTCGGCGATCTCCTGCAGCTGGGGGTCGACGACCAGGGTGCCCTGCGTCATCGGCTCCCACTTCCACGGCTCCGGCGGCGTGAACGCGGGTTTACGCCCGCCGGGCTGCTGCTGTGCGGTCTGCCGCCTGCGCCGGGCGGTCTTGGAGCTGGTCATGGCGTCTCCTTTTCCAGTGCGTCGATCCGGTCGAGCAGCTGCCCGGCATCATCTAGGCCGAGGGAGACGACGCCGTTGAAGATCTTGGCCGGGATCCCGGCGGCGGTGAGCCGCGCGGCCAGCGCGGTCTCGGCGGCCTCGCGGGCGTCTGCCGCCCGGGTCCGCTCGGCGCTCCTGGCCCGCGCGGCCTGCCACCTCTTCAGGGTCTCGCCCTCGGCCGGGAGCAGGTACGCCGCGATGACGTCGGCCTCGTAGGTGGCCGGCCGCAGCCCGTCCTCGCCCCGATCCTCGTCCGGGTAGCGGGGCGTGCGGTCATTGCGGGTGACCCGCAGCCGGATGCCCTGGCCGGTGCTCCGGTGCTCGGTGCGCTGATCCGACCAGCCCCCGACGGTGACCCTGTACGTGGCGGTCACGCCGGTTGCCAGTACCTCGGCCATCTCGGCACCGCCGAGGCTGAAGTGCTTCCGGGTCGGCCGCCCGTGGGCGTACAGCACGGTCATGCCGCGGGTGATGTCAGCGGTCTTCATCGCGGTGCCTTCGCGATGACCTCGACGTTGACGACGAGCCGGGCGAAGGTCCGGGGCGGGGCCTCCAGGGTGCGGATGGTGACCTGCTGCGCCCGGGTACCCCAGGGCCCCCGGACCACGATGCCCTCGACCATGACCGGGGACTCATCGCCGTTCAGCGGGTCCGCCATGGCGCGGAAGCGCACCTTGTCGTTCAGCTCGATGTCGGTCATGCCCGTGCCGCCTCTTCCCTGGTCTCGTCGATGCCCTGGTCGAGGCCGTATTCGAGCACGGCATCGAACAGCGCCGCGCCGGCCATCGTCCGGCCGGCCGCGTCGGGTACCTCCAGGGCGACCCAGCCGGTGTCGATCACGACGCCCTGCTCATCGGCCACGGTGATCTGGAACAGCTTCTTCATCTCAGTCCCTTTGCTGTCTCGCGCTCGATCTGCCTGGTCACGTGCTCCCAGACGGGAGCGGGCTGGTTGCGGGTCGGGTAGTCGTCCTCGGCGTGGATCAGCCGCCACCGGCCGGTGACGCTGCTGGTCAGCCGCGGGTCCTCCTGCGGCCGGGCGACGACGGCGAACCGCATCGGGAACCCGTCGTCGGCCCAGCTCACGATGCGCAGCCAGCGGCCGTGGATCTTGACCACTTGGCCGGGCTGGATGTCCCGGCCCCGGACCGTGGGGACCTTCGGGGCCTCGCACTCCGGGATGGTCATCAGGTGCTGCGGACGTCCGGTCAGGCCGTCCGGCCAGAACTGGTACCCGCCGTCGCCCGTGAACTTGCGGATCACGGTGCGGCAGCCGGGCCGCTGGCAGGTGCGCTCGAAGCTGTCGGCCGGCTTGTCCCAGGCGTGTCTCATGACCGCCGCCCGTAGTTGACCCAGCAGCCGCCGCGGCCGTTGCTGATCGCGAACTGGTTCTCGACCATCCACCGCAGCACCCTGCCGGTCTCGGCCGGGTCCAGGTGGCCCTTGCGCGCGACCGCGCTGATCGTCCACCAGTGGCCCACGGGCTTGGACTCGAAGACGTCCTGCTCGATGATGTCGGCGATCTCGTAGATCCGCTCCTGCTCGGCCTCGATGCGGGCCGCGTCGTAGACGAGGAAGGCCGCCCGGGTGTAGTGCACGTCCAGCGGCCCGTAGACCATTGCGGTGCGCATCCACATCTCGCGGTAGAACTCGGCGTAGGCGGCGGCCAGCTCGGCGTGGGTGAGGGGTTCGGTCTGGGTATCCATCGTCGGTGCTCCATCTCTCGGTGTCTTCCCCCACATTATCAATAAACCTTGATAAGTGCAAACCGGCCCGGGAAGGAGGGAGGAGGCGCAGCCGCATGCAGCTCGATTCCCGGTTCGTCAAGATCGCCCATGATCCGGGCGACCCCGTGCTGTGCTCGCACTGCCCGTTCTGCGGCAGCGGCCAGATCACCGGGCGCAGCGACGGCGGCATCGACTGCGCCTTCTGCGGCCAGTCCTTCATCGTCCGGGTCCAGCCCGCGTTCCCCGGGATGCCGCAGGCCCCGGGCATGGGCGCGCCCACCGACGTCGGCCCCGACATGATGGGCATGCCGCCCGGAATGGAAGAGGGCGGAATGCCACCTGGCATGGAGGAAGAAGGCATGCCGCCAGGTGCAGAGGGCGAGGAGGACGGGGGTGCCCCTCCATTCGGCGAGGAAGCAGGGGAAGAAGAAGAGGGCGCGCCTCCCGGGGAAGAGGAGGAAGGCGAGGAAGAAGGGGAAGGCGAAGCCCCGCCCCCGTTCAAGAAGAAGTCGTCCCGGACCTTCCGCACCATCGCCGGGGATCAGCTGCCCGAGGACGCCTATGTCCGGCACCTGGCCATCCTGCTCTCCGGCCGCCATCCGGCCGTGCTGGCCCGGGTCCGCCGCGATGCAGCCCGGGACCCGGAGTACGCCGGTCACTACAACCGCGGCTGGAAGGCATCGCAGGGCGGCGGGGCCAACTCGGCCCTGGACCGCGCCGACTTCCGCCATGAGCCGGACGCCTGGTACGACGGCTACCACGACTACGCGGCCGACCGGCCGAAGTTCCATTCCCGGGACTGCTCAGGGTCGGATCATGATGCGCCCGGCTGCACGCTGTGGGATGACGAGGCGGCTTCGTGAGCAGGCGCATTGAGCTGAGCGGCGGCCACTGGATGACGTGGTTCGTGCCGTTCAGCGGCCCCGAGGAGCGCATCGGCATCATCGTCTGGCACCCGGCCCGCCCGGATGATGCCCGGTGCGCCGAGATGCACGACGGCTGGTGCGGCGGCGCGGTGTTCTTCGATATCCCGGTCAACGCCGGCACCGACCGGCCCAAGTGGCAGGTGCACTCCCTGGACCCGCTGACCCTCACGCCGTCGCTGGCCTGCCACTGCGGTGACCACGGCTTCATCCGCGCCGGGAGCTGGGAGGCCGCGTGAAGGTCCGCTTCTCCGCCACCGCCGCCCTGGAGCGCGACCGCCGGGTCTCCGAGGGAATGAGCCGGATGCTGGCCTACGGGGCCGCGGACGGCAGCATGACGCCCGAGGTGGCCGAGGCCCGCAAGAACCGCTCGGTCAACCGGCGCACCGCCGCGTACGGTGCCGGGGGCGCGGGCGGGGCGGGCGGCGGGTTCGGCGATATCCAGTTCGCCACCGGCCGCCCGCGCGACCCGCTGTTCTACTGGCGGCAGAACAACCTGCCCTACGACTTCAGCCAGAACGAGGAGCTGGCCAAGGTCCGGGCGTTCTGCCGGCTGCTGTACCAGACCGACCCGATCATCGGGTCCTGCGTCGACATCTTCTCCAAGTTCCCCACCATGGGCGACCACCTCGAATGCATGGACTCCCGGCTGGAGGACTTCTACGGTGACCTGTTCTTCGGCGAGGAGCACCTGGACTACGAGGAGTTCACGGTCGACATCGGCCGGGAGTACTGGACCTCGGGCGAGGCCTGGTGCTTCGCCACCTTCAACGAGGACCTCGGCATCTGGGACGACGAGGAACTACTCAACCCAGATGACGTCAAGGTGGAACGTAGTCCGTTCCTGAAGGAGCCCCGGTTCTTCATCCGGCTGCCCTGGACCATCCGGCAGATCCTCCAGACCCGCCAGCCCGCCTGGGAGTACAACCGGCTGGTCCAGGAGTACCCCGAGCTGACCGCCTACACCGCCGAGAACACGTTCATGCCGGTCAGCAACATCTTGCTGAAGCAGCTGAAGTTCCGGGGCGACACCTTCAACGTCCGCGGCGTCCCGCTGCTGACCCGGGCGATGCGCTCGATGCTCCAGAAGGAGATGCTCAACACCGCCCTGGACTCGATCGCCGACCGGCTCTACACCCCGCTGATCTTGTGCAAGCTCGGCGCGTCTGCGACTGATCTGGGCACCTCCCAGCCGTGGATCCCGACCGATGACGACCTGGAGAACTTCGAGCTGGCCCTGGACGCCGCCCTGGCCGGCGACTTCCGCGCGCTGATCTACAACTTCGCTGTCGAGATGCTGCCGGTGCTCGGCCGCGAGCAGATGCCCGACCTGACCCCGGACTTCGAGCGTATCGAGGACTCGATCCTGCAGGTGTTCGGCCTGTCCCGGACGTTCCTGATGGGGGCCCAGTCCGGGCAGACCTACGCGGCCGACGCGCTGAACAAGGAACTGGTCACCATGCTGATGACCAAGTACCAGAAGTTCCAGGCGCGGCACTTCCGGCAGCGGGCCCTGGTGGTGGCCGAGGCCCAGGAGCACTACGCCTACCGCGAGCACGGCGGCAAGCGCTACGTGATCATGGAGGAGGTCCTCGAACAGGACGAGGAGACCGGCGAGAAGCGCCTCGTCGAGCAGCCCAAGCTGCTGGTCCCGGACCGCAAGTTCCAGGTGCTCAACCTGAAGGACGAGGACGCGACCCGCCAGTTCATCGAGGCGCTGCGCGCGTCGGGCATCCCGATCTCCCAGCGCACCCGGACCCGGAACCTGGAGATCGACCTGGACGAGGAGGTGGCCCGGTCCCAGGACGAGGCGGTGGACCAGATTACCGCCGAGCAGGAGACCCGCAAGCGGGCCTACATCGCGCTGCGCGACGGCGGCTACCCGGTGCCCGAGGACCTGATGGCCGACTTCGCCCCGCTGGCCCAGGTCGAGGGGATGCCCGCCGGAGCGTCGATGGGCGGCCTGCCGATCCCCCGCCTGGGCACCGAGCCGGGCCCGCCGCTGCTGGCGCTGGCCCCCGGGCCCGAGGACGCCATGGAGGAGGGCGAGGACCCGATGGCCCCGCCCGAGGGCGAGGAGGGCGGCGAGGAGGAGGAGCCCGGTCCCGGCGAGGAGTCCGACCGGCCGGAGGAGAGCGATGAGGAGCGCGAGGGCATGCCGAGCCAGGCCGCCCTGTTCCGCCGCACCGCCCGGACCCGGGAGGCGGCCAGGGCCCGGCCGCGCGAGCAGCACGAGGACGAGCAGCACCAGACCCAGATCCTGCGGCCGGACGGGAGCGAGCAGGAGGTGCGCGAGTGGGAGACGCATGACGCCCCGGCCCAGTACAAGGCCCCGAGAACAGTCGGCGTCCGCGGCAGGCTCGGCCTGAAGGACGGCGACGTGCTGCCGGATGAGGACGTGCTATAAACTTAGGGAGATCGCATCGCGCGGCATCGCAACGCCGGGCAGGGCGTGGCGTGGCAGTCAAGGCTCGGCTTCGTAGGCTGGGCGCGTCCCGGCTCGGCATGGCAAAGCAGTCGAGGCGTGGTGAGGCCAAGCTGGTCATGGCGCGGCCACGTCAGGCGAGGCAGTCGAGGCATGGCGTGGCCAGCCAAAGCAGGGTGTGGCATGGCTTGGCAGTCGAGGCACGGCACGTCCGGGCCGGGCGCGTCAAGGTTAGGCCCGGCGGGGCAGTCGAGGCATCGCCAGGCGCGGCCTGGCACGGCGAGGCACGGCAATGCGCAGCGCGGCTGTCAAGGCGTGGTTGGCTTGGGCGGCACATATCGCTCGGCATCGCGCGGCAGGGCCGTTGTCGCAGTGCTCGGCATGACCTGGCAGGGCGAGGCTGTCCGGGCTTGGCGAGGCGAGGACAGCTGGGCACCGCTGGGCTCGGCCGTCAGGGCCAGGATCGGATTGGCAGGGCTGTGCTGAGCGCGGGTCGGCTCGGCAAGGCCGTCCAGGCGCGGGCATGGCAGTTCACGGCGCAGCATGTCCCGGCTAGGCTGTCGAGGCGAAGCTGATCACGGCATGGCTCGGCCTGGCCAGGCGTGGCCGTCAGGTCAAGGTTCGGGCGGCAAGGCGAGGCTCGGCTGGGCAGTCCAGGCTTGGTTCGCCAGGGCAGCTCAGGGCGGGGCCAGGCGCAGCGTGGCCGGATT